AAAGTCGGTAGGCACATCACAGATTCCACAGGCGTTAATTCATATAATTATTTATATACCTTGTTATTCGCGGATATTTATACACTGGATCCCCCACACCACCGCAAAAATGCACCAGAGTCCCCTCGTAATTCACATCATCTTTCGGGTGCATCTTGTAATTTGCAGATGTTATAACATCTCTTATTGTCTCATTATTTAAATTAAAATAGACATTCATAAATGACTGTTCATAAAAAAATTTACCCACATGTGTTTTTATCATTTGTCTTATATTACTAAAATGATTCTTCATTATTTCGCTTGGAACAAACCCAAACAAGCCAGCGTTAAACGGATATATTTTATTAGTGCTTAAATACTCTAATTGTTCATTTGTATATTTTGATAATGAAAAATAGATATCTCTATGCCATTTTAAATCTTCATATTCTGTATATACATATAATTTTTCATTATTTATAATACCATTCATAATAGAATCTATTTTTGTATGTATTAATATATCACAATCTATAAATAATACTTTATCATAACCCATTATATCATAATCAAATATATCGAGTTTACGCATTGACGCCGCTTCAGGTGTCGGTGAGTTTTTGCAAGAAATTACTTTAACATTTTTTAATGTTTCTTTACATTTATCATACATACTTTCATCACATAGTAGCATAATATCAAATTCTTCCGGGTGGTATTGGTGCAATGTCTTTAAAGATAATTCAATAATCGGTAAATACTTTATATTATAGCCGAGCGTATAATATATTAGCGACTTCACGTATATATATATTATAAAAATATTTTATTTACATAGAATAAATGACATCAATATTGATTATTTCACGTTATAATGAAGATATATCATGGTGTATAGATTACAAGCATAAAATTATATATAATAAAGGCTCATATGAAACAATACCATCTACACTACAATCATATGTTATTAATATGCCAAATATTGGACGAGAAGCACATACATATTTACAATATATAATAGAACACTATGACAATCTTCCAGATGTTATAGTATTTTCTCAAGGTATGCATGCCGATCATATGAGTAAAGAATTGTTTAATGAACTATTCAATATTGATATAAATTCATATAGTAAAAATCTAACAAATGCAAGCGTATGGGGAAATTATGGAAATATATACAAATTTAATATAAGCAACTGGAAAGGTAAAATAACACCAACACTTCGCCATGAAAATTATGGACAATGGTATGAACGTATATTTAAAACAACATTTGATCACACACATATACATATGTATGCTGGTGCAATTTTTTCAGTTGGGTCAAATATAATTCGTAAATATTCTAAAGAATTCTATATAAATCTATTAAATGAAAGTGAACTATCATTGGACTCCGCACCAGAAGCAGCACATTTTATGGAAAGAACATGGTCCAGGCTTTTTGCACAATAATATATTACATATAATTATAAATGTTCCTTGTTATTCTCCTCTTCGTCATCCTTTCGCCCGGTGTGCTCCTCACCCTCCCCCCCATCGGTGGCAAAATCTTTATGAGTGGTAAAACCTCAATCACTGCTGTCCTCGTCCACGCGGTTGTTTTCGGGCTCGCACTACACCTCATCGAGTCATATTATTATACTGAAGGGTTTGCAAAAACTATGTTTGGTAAACAAACATTTATAACATGTGGTAAATCCAATATCAATACCCCCTCATCCCCATGCTATAAAAAGCCAATGGGGGTTCGTGTTAACATTTGATAAATACAACATATGATTGCCTAAATACATCTTCCTATTGCTAGTTAATATGGACACCAGTATACGTCCAAAAGGAGACATCAAAACTGTCTTAGATTTGGCCGACCGTGACGCACAAGATGATTTCTTCAACCCACTCGACACACGCGATACATTCCTTATACGGAATAAAACTCGCACAATTCCCTTCACACCAACATTCCAGACGTTCCCCTATCGTGGCCCGGCATCCTTCGGATCCACCATCGCAGTCGACCTCAAGTCCACTGAAGTTGGTGACCTTCTTCATTATATTGCCGTGCAAGTCCAATTAGGGTCATGGATACAGTCCACCGACCTCTTCAGATTCTTCTCCGGTGCATACTCCTTTGCTAATACTGGAACTGCGTGGACTTGGGCAAATGCAATAGGCCTTATTCTCGTGGAGCGCGCATGGCTCATGATTGGTGATACAACCATCGAAACAGTCGACAGCGAGTTCGCTGCAATCTTCAGTGGACTCTTCCCGAATATTAATGAACAATTTGGCACTGCAGCCGATGCATACGGATACTACAGTCAAGCTGCCGATATCAATCCCAATCGACCATTCACCACAGAAAATGGCAATATATTCTGCCTCCTTCCATTCTGGTTCAGTCGCACCCGCCTCGCCGAAAGCCTCCCACTCTCAAGTTGCAAAGATGGCACAGTCACACTCTACATCAAATTCCGTGACTTCTCCGATGTCGTCCGCCAAGCCCGCGGCTATCGCGACTCATGCACATCCACGCCCCTCAATCAAACTATAATGGTAGTCACCACACCCAATGTCAACAACTTCCTAAAAGCCATTACAAAAACCGCTGGACCAGCCAATCTAATTGGCAACACATACTCCATTCCCCTATACAGCCCTAACTTTAACCGCCAAACAATTATCCTAACAGAACCCTTCACCACTCTGCGTCTTGGTATAACAGCCGCCCTATTTGTAAATGTCCCCTACTTGAATATTGTGCTTGAAAGTGCATATGACATGAATCTCAGCACCATTGAATTCTATCTCGTAGAAGACACTGGAATAAGCCCCTTTATTCTCACACTCCCTTCAGGTGGAATCGTAAACACAAAGGTCGCATCACTCACCCTAAATGGTATGCGCATAACTAGTGTAAGCCCATTCACTATAACTTTTACAGGAGTCACACTCGATACACAGGGACTTTCTGCAATAACAACAATTGAAACACCACCCCCTTTCCAAGCAATTGAAATCGCCACCTTGTCATCTCTAGTAGACGGCACTTTGCGCGAAAAACTCATGCGCAACACACATGAAATACTTTACAGAGAAGTCCAGCCATTCCGCTTCTCAGAACCCCTCAAATATACAATCGCACTTCCTGGTAGGTCGGGTTCAGGCACAAATACAATTACTGTAGGAATTCCCTTAGAATGTAATGGACCTGTTGAAGAAATACTCTGGGTAATCAGGCGACGCGGTGTGACCGTCAATAATGAATGGTTGAACTTCGGGCCTCTCCTCGAAAGTCAACAAGATGATGGTCGGTATGCACTGGCTCCTCTAGAGAATGCATCCATATGGATAAATGGAATCCCATTTAGTGAACAGTCAGGTGACTGGTATAGAGCACATATTGCAGAAAAACATAATGGCGGTATTGTTGCATATAACCGCTACATTTATGGCTATTCTTTTGCACGCCACCCAGGGCGCCATCAGCCTTCCGGTAGTATCAACACAAGTAAAGTATCCTCTCTCCAACTCCGCCTAACTGTTCGTGCCCCACGCACCGATAGCCTACCTGCCGGCTTTAATGCAGATCTCGCGGGTTCATGGGAAGTTCTAGTGTATTGCCTGGGAATTAACTGGCTGCGCTTCCAGAATGGTATAGGAAATCGTGTATACTCCAATTAAGGGGTTGTAGAATTGGGGTATAAAAATCACTTAAATGACTAAGTAGAGTTCGCATGGTTGCAAGTCTATTTAGGCAACTTACAACAGGCCTCCAAGATGAGCGCCTTACATACGGGGATAATCCCACATGGACACAATTTACCAAGGTGTTTCGCCGCACAGGACGTTTCACCACTCGCTGGCACCGTGTAGATTTCAATCAGGTGCCTGGGTTTGGTAAAACAGTTATATGCGACCTGCCATTAAAGGGTGAATTTATTAGCCGTGTATTTCTTGTAAGCACCCTACCTGATATATCTACAATCCAATCACAAGCACTTCTTGCTGCTAGCAATGCAGGTGGAACCGATGCAGTCCCCAAGTTTGGCTGGACAAATTCTATTGGCCATACACTTATTCAGGAGACCCAGTTTATTATTGGCGGCAATAATGTTGAAACCCTCGACAGACGCCTATTGGAAGTGCTCGATGAATTCAATACACCCCTCGAAAAAGTGACCGCAGTTAACCGCCTAATTGGTCGTGCCGATAGCGGCTTCTCTCAAACTACATTCGGATATACCGGTGGCGAAAAGCGAATATATACCCCCCTACCATTCTGGTTCAGTCGCGGAGAAAGTGCAGTTGCCCTGCCACGAGATGCAATTAGTATAGATAGTGTGCGAGTGCAAGTTTCATTTGCACCATTTTCCGATATGTATACAACAAACAGCAAACAGTTGCCGGCCGATGTAATTAGTGAAGATGACTGCGGAGGAACCCAGTCTGTTACACGCGGAGTAACCCCTCGACAGTTCCAGGAATGCGGAGGAACCAAACAGTGGCAGTTTGAAGGGACCCAGTTTTATTATCCATGTGCCTCTGGAGAAATTGTAGAAGGTCTTGATGTAACTGGTCCCGTTTGTCCCGTGCCAGTTACAGCCCCTGATGCATTTCAATTAGGAGATACATATTTGCTACTTGAATATATGTATGTAGATAAACCAGAAGCAAACGCATTTCGTATTGCAGATATACAAGTTCCTATTGTAAATCATAGAGCACTTCCTGTCGTAGACACACAAGGACTTATGAGTGCTACAATACCCATGCGATTCGGTAATCCTGTGCGGAACCTCTATTGGATGTGCCAACGAGTAGATGCGGTGAACTACAATGACCATTTTTCGTGCTCAAGGGAACTGGTGGATTCCTCTGGGAATTACTGGTGGCCCGACGCGCGTGGCCTATCCGCCGCGGCACCTGGCTCTCTACGACCGGCCTGGAGTGACCGTGATACGGAACCCGTGCAGGCTATACAATTAATGTATGAAGGAAATCTGCAACGCGTGGGGAGTCGCGCACCAGCATTCTTCCGCAGTTTGCTACCATCTATTGAGTGTAAGAAGGCACCATGGGTGCATCGTTACTACTATTATTATGGCTTCGGCTGGCTAAATAACAAGCGAGGTTCGTCTGGGCCATGTGGGGAGGCAAACATGGATAAGTTACAACGAATGATGTTACAACTGGAATTTGCGCCATTTCGCGGATATTCTGCGCCCACCGCCGTTCCACGCTATAATGTGTATGTGTGGGGCGAAATGTATAACGTGCTGCGGATTTATGGAGGTCGCGCTGGGCTACTATTTGATTATTAAACGGTGGTTGCGGCAATACCACGTGTAAGGGCTGCAACATTTTCGTTATTTTCTTCGCGAACGGTGGATAAACGAGTGCGACGTCTGGTGCGCATAATTTTGTTACGATTGGCGCGGCGGCTTTCGCGTGAAAGAGGAGTCTGGCGTTCTTTCTTATGATGCATTTTTCCAGTTGCGGGACGCGTTGCTTTCTTCAATTCAGCAAGAAATTTGCGATGTTTAATAGTTGCTCGCCGTTTTGCCTCACCAGTCATTGCAGCAATTTTGTGAACAGTTGCCAATTTACCAAGAACTCGTTGCATTACCATATGGTGTTTCTGCACCTTTTTAGTAGGTATATGCACATTGTGAACAGTTTCGCGTGTCGCCAATCCTAACTTTAACATCATATTTCTTGACATAAGTTTAGTTTTGAGTTTGCGTTCACTCTTTGATAGTGCCTCACGAGGAGTTTCCATTAAATATTGCTTATAATCACCTGCAAGAGCACTATTATTATTTTCCATTTTACCACGATCAGACATAACTACTTATGCATCTTAAAATCTGCGCTGCACACCTCACCTTCTTTGACTGGCAGCACAACATCTGCATAGCGCCCATATCGTGGAAACTCTATTCGACCCGCCCATGCCGGTCCACCTCGAATCCATTCATTGAGTTTTTCACGCAGTGTAACTATACCGGGTTCCGTATCGCCAACACCCAGTTTCTTAAAATGCTTCATTAAATTGACAGATTCACTTACACGTGCTGGTGTCGATTTATTTTGATGAGACATCTTACTTATTTCTAATTGCAGTGTGTGACTTCGCTTTAAACATGTATGTGGAGACGGGCGGGTTAATAATAATACAACCCGCCGGGTGGCTGAACCGTGCGCCCCTTGTAGGGCTCATTTGCACATACCGTAGTAGTGCAAGTTGAACACGATGGATCTGTCGTAAATGCTCGAAGACCATCACGCACCTGCTCCCGCAACTCATATGCAGGATAGCGCACAACTGCGGTAGAAAGCCCTCCACAGACTCCTGGCTGAGTGTAACGTTGTTCCGCCATTTTCCTTTCAAAATCACGTGTTACATATTTACCCTGCAATGCGCGAATGCGGTCACTTGGATCCATAACTACTAGTTATGGTATGCGTTTTAATCCGGCTAAAGGCCCGCCATGATTACAGTTAGAAATGTGCGGAATATGGTGCTATGTCGGTCGGGATTCTACGACGGTCGACCGCAAACACTCTGATAAATGTATGACGGCTATTTCACGGCGTGGCCCAGAAGGAACTCGCTGTGTGCAGTTGCCCCAGCGTTCATGTGTGCTAGGATTCACTCGACTGGCCATTAATGGATTAAACGGAGATGGTATGCAGCCATTCACGTGGCGTGCACGCGATGGCAATGTATACCACTGGATTTGCAACGGAGAAATCTACAACTGGCGTGCACTGGCCGCGAAATATGGAATTAAGACTGCAAGTGGGTCTGATTGTGAGGTGCTGGGACCTCTCTTTGTTGCCATGGGGGAGAATGTTGTGGAATTCTGCAAGGCACTTGATGGTGTATTCGCATTTGTCATCCTAAATGAAACATCGGGGGCTTTCTATATTGGACGCGACCCATATGGTGTGCGACCGTTGTATATCGCTGTAAGGAAGAATATGGGAATGGTGGACTCACTATGTGTAGGAAGTGAATTGGCTGCCGTGGCCCCTGTTTGCTTGGATGACAACGGGGCCTTTTGGGGAAATTGTGAGATTGAACCTGTTAAGCCTGGGACATGTGTGGTGTATGACTCTGTATATGGGCTGATGTCTACACTTGTATATCATACTGTGCCTGATGCGAAGTCGGCTGACTGGGGCGTTGAGGAGGCGACTGTGGCACTTCGGCTGGCTCTGGAGGCTGCAGTTAAGAAGCGACTAATGACGGAGCGACCTGTGGCGGCGTTGCTGAGTGGTGGTCTGGATTCATCACTCATCGCTGCACTAGTTGCACGGGAATTACGCGCTGCCGGTGTGGAGCGGCCACTCGAGACCTACAGCATTGGGTTCGAGGGGAGTGAGGACTTGCGCCATGCGCGAATGGTGGCTGACTGGATTGGATCGAGACACACGGAAATTATTATGACGGCCGAGCAGTTTTATGCGGCGATTCCCGAAGTAGTCGGTGTGATTCAGTCATGTGATATTACGACAGTTAGGGCGAGTGTAGGGAATTACTTGGTGGCACGGGAGATTCGGCGACGGAGCGAGGCGAAGGTGATTTTTAATGGGGACGGTAGCGATGAAGTGCTTGGGGGCTACATATACTTCTATGCAGCCCCGTCGGATTCGGCATTTGAAGAGGAGACTGCGCGACTGTTACGGGATATTCACGCGTTTGATGTGCTGCGATCGGATCGGTCCATTTCAGGGAACGGCCTGGAGCCCCGCACACCATTCTTGGACAAGGAGTTTGTGCGGGTGGCGCGGTCAGTGCCGACTGCACTTCTGCGTCCTGGTGTGGATGGACGGGGCGAAAAGTGGATTCTGCGAAAGGCGTTTGAGGAGACAGGGCTGTTGCCGAATGCGGTGCTTTGGCGGCGCAAGGAGGCGTTCTCGAATGGAGTTGCGGGGGCCGCGAAGGACTGGGCGGAGGAAATCAGGGAGCGCTTGGCGGGGGATGCTGGGGATGCCGATTGGGAGATGAAGGCTGGGATGTTTGACTATCTGCGGCCAACAAGTCCCGAGGCACTTTGGTATAGGGAATTGTTTGCAAGTGCATGTGGACCCTATGAGGAGTTTGTGCGAGCAGTTACACCATATTACTGGCTCCCCAAGTGGATCGACTCTGGTGGCGACCCGTCTGCGCTTGTGTTGCGTGATATTATGCGGCAGGCAGATGAGTTGGCTCGGGCGGCCATGAAAATTTGATAAGATGGATGCAGTTAGGATATATGCGTAAGCCACATGCCACGCATAAAAGACCGCCATCACACTGATGTATTAGTAGACGGTGACGTCATTCATCATACATATAAGGGTAGCACATGGAAAGCAGTATATACAAATGGAACATTTGTAGACACCGAAAATTCTGTGAGGGTATATTACACACCCACAGAATTTGCAAATGCACATTTGGCAGTTAAGACTGGTGTAAATGGACTACGTGCATGCAAGGTCGAACGCGGAGGAAAACTCATTGCGATTGCGAACTTATTTGGAGCCGTGCCTGTGCCTGTGCCTGCTCCTGTGACAGAGACAGCCGAAGCACCCAGTGCCCCTCCTAAACCGAAGATGACATTTCAGAGTATGAAGAGACAGGCCACTGCTACTGGAGGAGCAGGAGCAGTAGCAACAGTAGAAGCACCAGTAGCAAGAGTAGCACCAACTTCAATCTCCTCCCCTAAAAAGCCCTCATCAGAAACCACAACAACTCCTCCAAGAAAACGTAAACTGACTGCTCCTAAAAAGGCGCCCACTGTGGTTACCGCAACAACCGCAACAATTCCTCCTCCAGCCATTGTAAAGATAATTACGCCACGCCTTGTAGAAAGTAAAGATGAGCCACTAGAAATATTTGAAGTGGAAGACATTGTTGTCGAAGAAGTGAGCATTGATGGTGTAAAGTATTACAAAGATACGCGTGGCGAAACCTTATATAACTATGATGATGGTCAAGTTGGACCTGCAATTAAGCGTGCTGAAGAGCAAGACGCTTAGCAGTGTCAAATGCTGCATCCAACACACGCCTATCAGCCAATTGTAATTTGCTAATGTGATGTATCTTATATGACCATTTTGCCATATTTACATTTACACGCCGAGTATGTGTGTTGCCTGAACGCGCATGTATTTCTATTTTAAATATTTTATTGACCCACGGATTTAACATTTGCGTAAATTGATGAAACAATATAATTCTTAAATACAATTCGATGCGCTCCTGTATACTTAATCCAACTGCTTCGCGTGTGCGCTGTGGTTTATATATACCATTATCAATTAGGGTTTGTATAAATGCTTCTGTGTAATGCCGGCCACGCTGCGCAAAACCACGTGGATTTATCAATAGTAACTTTATTCCGTATAAAAATGCTGGATTTGGGCGCTTTGGTATAATTGATTCATGAATCAGCATTGTAAATGCATGCGGAGAACGCTTAGTTTTGCTCTGTATTTTATAGATTTTTCTTAAAAAATCTCTATATATACCACTTACCGTTTCTATTAACGCCGGCCAGGCATAATAAAAATCAAGCAATGTTTTCTCATCGCCATCACCCATGGCCTCTATTTCTTCACGAGAATTTACAAACATACCGTGTGGTAAAAGTCGGCCTTGTGCCTGGACTTCACTAACGGGTCCTTCAACTGTCAAATAATAAGGATTATAATATGCAAATTCTTCAGATTTCTTCACAGATTGTTGACTTGCATTTGCTGGGGCAGATGGTTGGGCAGATGGTTGGGCAGATGGTGGGGCTAACATTAGTTGGCCTTCTTTATATATACTTGTTGGATGTGCTGGATCAGCCACAAGGGCAACTGTATACTGTTTTACGAACTCGCCTGATAAAAGAGGTATTGATATATTATTGATGAATCCCAGATTACCGTTCAGTGGGTTACCTAATATACCCGTGGATGGCGCTGTATATGTTGCAACTACATATTCCCCTATTTGCAGTGGAGGTATTGGTTGTAGTTGAATATATCCCTGAACACCTGTTGTGCGGACTCCAGCGGGGACGCGTGGAGAGTTCGAATTACCTATAAATTGCACAGGGTTATGATTTGTATTATATCTAGCCCGCTTTGATGATCTAACAGCATTCGACGATATATTTTGTGACTTATTGCGTGCGCGCTTTCTTGTAGAACGAGCAGATGATGAAACTCCCGTTCCAAATACAGGATTTGCCAGTATATGCCGCTCAGCATTTGATACATAGGAACGACTGCGACGTTCTGCATTGTTATATGTCATAGTTGGCATTGATGCAAGTAATGCATTTTTACGCAATGTGTCACTAAACGCAGCGCGACCAAGGGGTGTGCGTGAATTGTATATATTGCCCATAGCAATTGTGTTGCTTATAGGTTTAATAAAACTAAGTTTTTTCAATGAACGTGTAATTTTACGCATGTCTTTATTTTTGTCCGCTGCACCAGACATAACTACTAGTATACTCATAAAACTTTCATTAACTCATCGACAGATTCTAACGCTCCCTCCATCCACGCTTGCCGAGTGCTAATTGACTCCCCCACAACAAACACGGAACGACCGAATCTGTGCGCGGCCACTGACATCGCCTCCGCGTCATACGTGCCAGGTTTCCAGTAAGTAGTCCCAGTAGTCCACGGATGTGCTTTTAGGAAGAGTGGTTCGGGCACGGCAGGGCCGTAGAGTGCACGGACGGCTTCCATAATACGCCCCTGGAGTTGCGGGGATTTACCATCGGCCAGCGCAAACCACGGCTCCGTATCCGTATCGTCCGTGTAGGAAATCATAATAATCCCGCGACTAGGGTCAATCGGAATAATATGGCGGAGAGGGGATGCTGTTATTGTGCGCGGCATATCGGTAAACCACGAACGACCCGATGATTTATCCACAGGAAATATAGCATATATTCGAAGTAATTTGGCCGTCCCCAAATACTTTAGAGGAGCCCACGACCGCATACACTTTAGGAGGCGCAGTGCATCGACATGCAGTGCCAGGACCAACTTGCCAGCAATGAATTCTTTCGTTGTCCCATCACACTTTACCGTCGCATGCACTTTACCGTCCGCGCGCTCTTTAAAGGCTGTTAAAGTATGTTCCTCAAAGACATCTGCCCCGCGTCGCCGGATGTCCGCCACAATCTTTTCAATCAATTCACTAAAGCCTTCTTTAAGAGTAAAGTATCCATCACGGGTCCCCATTTCATCAGTAAAGGCTTTCAATGCAAGGTCCGCACGAAGACGGTAAAGTTCTGCTATGTAAGGAAATCTGATAAAGAAAGACATTGCCCTTTTCCGTCCGTAAAGTGTGCGAGCAAGTTCCCAGAGAGTGTGGCGTGCCAAAGTGTCTGCCGGCAGTTTTTTAAAAGGATAAAGAAGGGATGGTAAAAGATCTTCGAATGCTGGTCCTTTAGCCACCGTGCCATCTTCTAATAGAAATTGTGTAGCGGCCGGTATGGGGTTTGTGTGAAGTTTATAGTGTTCAATTAGGGAAAGTAGGCGCATGTGGGAGGCATGGATGCGGCCGGCGCCGTTTTCCCAGTGCACATGACCTATGCCTGATATGTCCTTCTCATATGTCATGGCGCGTCCGCCAAGGCGCTTATACTTTTCTAACACAACAACTTTGGCACGAGGGTGATGTGTGAGAATTTTGAGGGCGGCTGTCAGGCCTGCTATGCCGCCCCCTGTGATTAGGTAATCGCAGCGATGAGGCTGGGTGGATGCCATTTACGTATGTAAAGAAATATAATATGTAACCGGGCGACGCCTCTGTTTCTTTGTTTTTGAGCCGGCGCCGGCGCTAACATTGGAATATCGTCTATAATGCATCATTGCAGCATCAAAATCGTCCCATTTAAATGTATCTTTTGCGGGATTATCAAGCGTTGCAATGGCATATACGCGCTTGTCACCGTGAACTTGGCACACAACTTTAAAATTTTTATTCAATATTGACACTAAATATGGAATAACGTGTTGTATACGCTCATTTAAATGCACACGCGATTTACATAACTTCTTAACAGTAGTAAGTGAATTAAACACATGTGCATAATTTGATACAATCTGATTGTATGTAATTTTATTGACATCATTGCGCCATTCAAATGTGGCATGTGTAATATCATATATTCCAAATACAACAAACCATTTAGGAGGGTGTGTCTGGGCCGTCAATCTGCGAGTATTGTCAGCGATTTGTTTTTTTATATACTTTTTTCCAAACATGTTAATTATTGAAAAAAGTATATTATCACGTGTTGTCCAGTCCATTTATTATACAATAGAAATTAAGGAAACGATTGCAGCCACTTGGCGACATCGGTAGTGCTACTGGAACTGAAAAGAGGCTGTGCTCTGCCATCAACAATGGCCTGGAATGCAGGGATTGAACGGACACCACAGTAACCGGGTGAATAGGTATTCTCATCGACATCACACTTGAACCAAATGGCATCATTGCGGATTCCTTGAAGAGCCGCGAGGTCGAGCCGCTTGCATGCCCCACACCATCGTGCGGTAAAATAAACAATGACGAGGTGATTTACCTTGGGGGGCAACGGTGCCTGGGTGGATGATGGGCGAATAATGAGAGTTTCGAGGAATTCCTGGCTAGGAAGTGGCTGCATTAGTGTGGTTGACATTGCTCTTTGAACTATATGCCCCTAATTCCTAAAGTGCCCTCGAACGCGGGCGGTAAGTCCGTCCGTTTAAGTGCCGCACCAATCGAGGGAGGCTCCCCGAGAGTCCGCTGTATAACTGCAGTTAGGGCATCTTTACCCTTCATATAGGCAGCGCCTATGAAAATGAGAGCAAATACCATACTAATAATTGTATTTTCGGGTTCATATAAATGGGGTCCACCTCCGCCAGATTGGGTTGCAGGAACAGGAGCAGGAGCAGTTGCATTTAGGACTGGTGTAACAGATGGTTGGGCCGCTGCTTTTGCAGCAACTTGATCTAGACGCCCAGGAACTTCCTGAAGTTCAGCGGCAGTTGCTGCTGCCGTTGCAGCGGCTTCTGTCGCGGCGGTCACGGTTTTAGTAGCGACTTCTGTGGCAGCGGCGAGAACACCTGCTGCAGTGCCGATAACTGGGAGGTTCTTCAAATGGCTAAGAACTCCTTTAAACCATGACAATATAGACGGACCGGTTTCATGCGATGGACATTTAGATGCATTCTTATTGATAAATGTGGCACCGGTGTATCGTTCATTAAGACCAAGGAATGTAAATGGAGCATAACGGGATGTGCCTTCACATAGCACACGCTCTGGGTGCATAATAAGTTTATAAATGTTTATAATACCATATACAATTCCAAAGAACCAAAAAGTAGACAACAACTTCATAACAGCCCCCTTAATATCACCAGCAATCACATAATCGAGTCCATAAGGAAGGACAAAAACGGCTATTGCAAATGCAAGAAACAGGAGCGGACTGGAATTGTTACTAGATTCGCCGGTTTTCAAAAACGACCCCGCCGCTATACCAGCCGGTCCATAAAATGGCATTGCGAGACCATTCGTTTTAACGTAGTCGGGCTCAGCAGTTACTTGGATAATATCATAGAAATACCAGAAGCCTAATGTAAAAATATTTGTAATTGTTTTAAGAACGGCAGTGGACGGCGACCGCGCATATAGGTGGTCAAGGCCTATTAGTCCACCAACATATGAAAGAATCACTAAAATTGGATAGGAAAGTGTGGGACCTCCCCAGAAATCGCGCTGAGTATAAAAATATGGGGGCGTCTTACTTGCCATATTTGTAGGGGGAGCCGGTTCGCTCTTTTTCTCTGCAGGTGCAGGTGCGGGGGCTGGGGTAGGTGCGGGTGCAGCCGGTTCGTTCTTTTTCTCTGCAGTCGCATACACAGGTGTGGAGGCAGGGGCTGATGCAGGTGCAGGTGTGGGGGCAGGTGCAGGAGAAGGCATGGGAGCAGGTGCAGGGGCTGGGATAGGTGGAGACGCAGGCACGGGCATGGGAGCAGATGCAGTCACGGGGACCCTATTCACATTTTCCACAACAGTCGATGTTGTCACAGTTCCAGTAGGAGACTTTTCTCGCATAATATTGCTAGGTATACTTGTATTCCTAGCATTAACAGAGCCATTATCATTCGTATTAATTGATGATACAGATGGTGTCACCGCAGCACTCATCACTAACTGTTGTAATTTGTAGATTAAACTCTGAACAATAACCCGCCAAACCCGTCAATCACTCGAAGCACATTATGATTGAGCGCATAGACTCGTGTGTGGCATGGTCCACGCTCAGGCTGCGGCGCAACAGGATTATTGAGTGTCATATTGAGAACAAAACTATTCAAACGGCTGGCATTTATAGAACCGGATGGCTGTGCCTCCTCTGGTTTAATCGCAAAACTGTAGCAGTATATAAATGAGTTCACTGGAGTCGTTGTATGATGCTGATAAGGCTGCACGAGCCGGAAATACTTCGCATCACGTTCGTCAAATCTGTCCTGACCGTCCACCTGTATAACTGCACTGGTCAACAGGTCAGCGGGCGATGCCGTAGTAACATCGCGTGCAGATATGGAAGTATAATTGAAATATTCATGACGGGTTGTCATAGCATCGCGCTGGATATACCAGATGAGTTCACGAATAGGATTGTTAAACTCCAGTTTAACCGACATGGAATTTCCCGTGCCTGGGAATGAAAGCACAGGAGTATATTGAACCTGGTCAATTAGATACTCGTGGCTATTGCTAACAAACCGACGACTCTCGTCCGTGTCCAAGAATACATAGTCTCCCCACATAAGAAAACTAGGACCAGCCCCAGGTGTGGCAGTCTGGGCCTGTGTCTGACAGTTCAAGTCCCCCAGATCAGCCGTGTAGAAAATCTGTTGAAGAGTCTTGAGTTTTATATTAATACGCACAGGGTGATACTGCAGTGCAATTAGAGGAAGGTAGTTACCAGGATTATTACAGAACCAGAAGTGGAGTGGAATAATGAGTGAATTTGCCGTCTTGAGGTCAGGTGGGATAATTCCATCCACGCGCCCAATCATATTGTTAAGGGCCTCGCGCTGAGATGCCGGTGTAGAGAACTGCGTCCAGACCTCCATCCATTCTCCGGTCTGACGATCAATCTCCTGCTCACCAATTTCCACAGAAATCTCCTCGATGAGCGCATGACCAATCGAATTTACATATGAAATCGGCTCTTTTGTGGTCTGGTCGACGATTTGAGGGAGGTCTATCTGGAGGTATACCTGACCGAGTAGGTCTCCACGGCGAGGGACCAGGCATGTTATGCGCTGTCCGAATTGCGGCGTGCCGTCGAAATACATCGGCATTGACTGAATTGCAAAATTCGTGTGGCGACGATATACCAATTTAAAAAAGGTTATTTGAGGATTACCGGTCAGGTATATATCCTGTTTCCCTTGCGCTACTAATTGCAGTAAACCACCACCGGAAGGCATTCTACGATTACTATATGCTTTTGTTTATGCGGTGTGTTTTTGGCCGCGACCTTATATAGTCTTTTAGTAGAATGAGTCGTATCACCACATTTGCCGATATATTTCAGGCAAAGCAGTATGTGGGGTATACAACATCCAATACATTTGCCCCTGTAAATTCCATATTAACCGTTACAGGAAATACCGGGTTCGCGACATTTCTTAATATCGTAAGCACTCTGAGTTCTGCCGGCTACAGCCCTGGAATTGACCCTAGCACACTACAATTAATCAGCACAACCGCTGCTGATGTTACAAGTCTATCTACCGGACTGAGCACCGTAAATGCTTACCAGGACAGCCTCATTGATGCACTTTATCAAGTTGTTAGCACTAGTTTCAGCACAATCAACGGCGAATTTACACAACTGAGTTCGGTATCAACACTAGTCTATTACTCAGACTACAGCACTCTCCGTGGAGTAGTCGAGCCGCGCATAAGCAAACAGCCGGTTTGTCGGGGTGATCTAGTTGGCGCGGCAGGTGTTTCCGACCAGCCCTTGCAGTTCACCAGCACAATCACAAATGGATGGAATTGGTATCCTGTTGGAGGGGCCGGTGGACAAATATCCAGTATTTACTGCTCCACGACGGGTATATACGAGGTTACCGCTAATATCAACTACGGGACCGCTAATACAAATGGTGGTCTTATATTGCAATTACGGAATGGTGCAGGTGCAGTGCTGGACGAGACACTTGACCAGTTGCCGGCGGCCGGTTCTGTGGTCGGTGCAGGGAGCATACGGTTTGTCAGTTTGCAACCCATTGCAGCAGGCGGAACGGTTCAACTTCACTTATCAACAACAACTGCACCACATACAGTTACCGTGGCTAATGGGCAAATCGGTGCAAAACTTATATGGGATTCCAATGTGCCGGCGTTATAATAGATCGTATAAGCGCGGTGATGCTTGTATAAGCGCGGTGATGCTTGTATAAGCGCGGTGATCCCAGTTAATAGCAATTTGGCCCTACCATATTAGATATGCCAGGGCCAAATCCTTATATAATTGATACGGACAGTATCATAATCCGAAACGGATTCTTTATGCTGTCCAACAGTTATATTCCCCAAAGCACAAACTATGTGGTTACTGTGGGCACAGGTGGCGCAATCTCATATACAGACGCGCTAGCAAACCTCAGCACATACGGCATAGGATATTTACCCGATGTGTTTTCGACTCTCAATGGCCAATTGTCGAATCTCAGCACGACCATATACATTGGTGGTGTAACATATGCGGATTTCAGCACGGCATGTGAGAGTTTGTCGACAAACATTGTGGACCTTTCTAACTGGACCAAGCCGCAATTGTCTACACTGTCGACCAGCATTGGGGACTTATCGAATTTATTCAATACAACTATTTATGCATCGTCGGTGACACAGGGACAATTGCTGTCTACAACGGCGTCGCTGCAAAGTTCTATCAATATTAATTCGACTATGACTGGGGAAAGTATAAGCAGTTCATATGCACTTATGTTAACAAATCCTGCGGGATATGCTGTGTCTTCTTCTGTAACAACCCTAAGCACATATGTATATAGCACACTCACACCCTATGTGAATACTATTAATGAGAATTTGACTGCAACAGCAAGCACACAGGGTATAAAAATATCATCATTATATGGAGAATTTTATGAACTCAGTTCATTTGCGGTATACCTCTTTTTGAGCACACCCATTGTGGAACTTTCCACACTATCTGCGGGACAAAACCTCCTAACTGCAAATTTATCCTCGCTATCGTCATTTACAAACACATTGGCGAGTTCCGTATCTACGTCCTATGTGCTATTGTCGAACTTGTCGAGCGCTCTGTCGACGACAAATGTGAATGTCGCGGGAATTTCGAGCAGTTTGTCAAATTATGCCACACTGGCTAATTTATCGACACTGTCGACATCAATTGGCGATATTAATGCTGCACTTAGCAATTCTGTTACTGGAAATAATATATCGACTCTTTCAACTGCCCTTAGTAACTACGCGACGCTGGCCAACTTGTCGACCCTTTCATCTGCCCTTACAGGATACGCTACTCTGGCTAATCTATCGACATTATCGACCTCCCTGGAGAACTATGCGACAAAGGCCAACTTGTCGACTCTTTCTGTGTCTCTCGAGAACTATGCGACAAAGGCCAACTTATCAACCCTTTCAACTGCCCTAAGCAACTACGCTACAGGGGCCAACTTGTCGACCCTTTCGGTGTCCATGGAGAACTATGCGACAAAGGCCAACTTGTCGACCCTTTCAACTGCCCTAAGCAACTACGCTACGCTGGCTAATATATCGACATTATCGACCTCTCTCACAAATTACGTAGCATTTTCAAATCTTTCATCATTAGGCGTTAGCAGTTTGAATGTGATCGATTTTTCACTTAGAAATAGACTAAATGTATCATCAGTATACATAAATGGTAATCCTGGTGGAATAGGGGGGTCAACTCCATCACTTGACTTACTTGGAGCATTCCGTCTAAAAACAGCAAATGCACAAGGCTTTTGGTTAGAAAATACAACGTCTGGTCCATGTGAAATTGCATTTAAAAATACAGCGGATACAACACTTTATGCACTTGGTTCTCAAGTTGGCGCGCGTGGTATGTTCTTTTACACTGGAACAGGAGATGCGATCAACGCTGATTCAAGTCGTCGAGTAGCTATTAACAACAACGGTGGCACAAATAGTGCGTATACATTATTTGTAAATGGTAATTTCTATGCATCAACTATAGTTACATCAACTTTACGCGCATCAACTATAATTGGTTATCCTACTGTGGCCAACTTGTCTACCCTTTCAACCTCCATGGAGAACTATGCTACACTAGCAAATCTGTCGACCCTTTCAACGGCCCTTAACAACTATGCCACGGGGGCCAACTTGTCGACCCTTTCGGTATCCATGGAGAACTATGCGACAAAGGCCAACTTGTCGACCCTTTCATCGGCTCTTAGTAACTACGCTACAGGGGCCAACTTATCAACCCTTTCGGTATCCCTCGAGAATTATGCAACAGGGGCCAACTTGTCGACCCTTTCGGTATCCATGGAGAACTACGCAACAAAGGCCAACTTGTCGACCCTTTCATCGGCTCTTAGTAACTACGCTACAGGGGCCAACTTGTCGACCCTTTCATCGGCTCTTAGTAACTACGCTACAGGGGCCAACTTGTCAACCCTTTCATCTGCCCTTAGTAACTATGCCACAGGGGCCAACTTGTCAACCCTTTCAACTGCACTTAGCAACTATGTGGCACTCTCAAATCTGTCATCACTGGCGGTTTCATCCATATTATTTACATCCCTGACTGGCACGGGTCCACTGTCAATCAGTTATCTTCCATCAACCGCTGTGTCTATTCAGGGAAATATCAGCACAACAACCGACACAGTTGATATAATAGGCGGTATAACAATTCATAATCAAGATGCCCCTTCACTAACCTTGCGGAATGACCTATTAGTAGCATCAGCAACAGGTGTAGAAATTCTTATGTGTAATGCAACAAGTGTTGGGCGCTTTGGTCAAGGTGGACCAGTTAGAGGAACATATATTAATGTTGCCGCTGGAGATGCAATTACAATTAATTCAAACCGACATGTTGGTGTATATGGCTCTTATAATACAAGTTTCGGGCTATTTGTAAATGGCAGTTTATATGCATCGACCATAATTGCATCAACAATTTCTGCGTCTACTATTACTGGGTATGCTACACTGGCCAACTTGTCAACTCTTTCGGTGTCCATCGAGAACTATGCCACAAAGGCCAACTTGTCGACCCTTTCGGTGTCCCTCGAGAACTATGCCACAAAGGACAACTTGTCAACCCTTTCAACGGCTCTTAGCAACTACGCTACACTGGCTAATCTATCGACCCTTTCAGTATCCCTCGAGAACTATGCTACAAAGGCCAACTTGTCGACCCTTTCAGTGTCCCTCGAGAACTACGCAACAAAGGCCAACTTGTCGACTCTTTCAACATCTCTGAGCAATTATGTAGCATTTTCAAATCTATCAACACTGTTTGTCAATACATTATCAACTATATCAATTAATACAGTGTATGAAGCAGCCCGTGTTATAAATGTATCATCGCTGGTTACCTCTAGTATAATTGTAAATGGTAATTCAAACGCACTCGGTGGAGTCTACCCTACAATTGATATTATAGGAGCATTCCGTCTAAAGTCAGCACAGCCCCAGGGATTCTGGTTAGAAAATACAAATTCACAACCGTGTGAATTTGTATTCAAAGATTCATCGCAGCCATTTGTATATGCGTTCGGTGAACAATTAGGAACACGCGGGATGTTTTTCTATACAGGATTCGGTGATGCTATGAATATGGATTCAAACCGACGTGTTGGAATTAATAATGCGGGAACAAATGCATCATTCCAATTATACGTAAATGGAAATGCATTTGCAACATCGATCAGCACACCTCAACTACTCACATC